TGATAAAAACTGCTGAATTCTTTATATAAGCTGTGGATATCCTTACCAAGAGCGACTGCTTTTTTATGCCAGCTACCGCGCCTTGGGCAAGGGCAAACGCGGTAAAAGGATCAATCACTAGGTTCTACGTCAGGCGCTTGCTTGACGGCCTCGGCTTGAATTGCCCCAACAAGCTGAAACACCTCGCCGTATGGGCGGGATGCCATGTATTGCAGGATGGCGTTTACGAGGTCGATAGGTAGGGTGATGTTTTGCATTAGGCGCTCCAAGGTAGTGCTTGTGAAGTGGGGGAAACGGGTGGGGTAATCATGCTGTCAATCTGGCCCTGCACGCACGCTTGCATATTGCTCACGGTCTGCGGGTCAGCCCAGCCAACCACTTGGGCTTGGGTCAGTTGAGCGTAGGGCGTGAACGCCTCGCCCTGCTGGATGGTGAACTGCTGACTGAAGCCAATGTCGGCGGTGTATGCGCCGTCTACCCCAGTGACAAGGTAGTTGACGTTCACAACGACATCGGTCTGCCCTGCCTCTTGAGGCAGAGTGAACATTTGAGTTACGGTGGTGGTAAAGGTAGTCATGCTAGTTTCCTTTGAGTTGAGATTGAAGTTGCGCTACTTGCGCCGAGAGTTCTTTGACTGCGTTAATTAAGTACCAAGTCAAATTATCTGCATCCACGGTCATCACACCGGTAGATTCTGTCTTAACGCATTCAGGCAGTATTTGCTGTAGTTCTTGGGCAATTACGCCAAGCTGAATGCCTTGCTTTTGAATAGCTTGGTCTTGCGGGACATCGGTGATTTCTTCGGGCAAGCGGTACTCAAAGTTACGCACTTGGATTTGGTTGATGATGTCCAAGCCGGTGTTGTTGTCAACAATGTTTTTCTTGAGGCGCTGGTCGGAAGTAGTTGACCATGATGCCGAGTTGTTGCCTTGATAAACACCGCCGCTGTTTGGGTTGATAAACCCCGTGCTTGAGCCTTTACCAACAACAAATGCTCCAATGGCAATTTCATCGGTATTTGATGCGGCACTACCCCTTGCGCCTGCACCAATATAAAGGTTGTTAGTGCCTGTAGTTGTAACAGTTGTGTAGTGACCTGCTTGCCACCCAACAAAAGTGTTGTAGTTGCCAGTTACCTGAGACCCAGTAAATGGCCCAACAAGTACGTTAAAACTTGCATTGCACGATTCGCCAGCCCTGTCTCCAATAACGACGTTGGATGCACCTGTCGTTAGCCCTGTTGCGGCATTTCGTCCCACTGCCACATTTGAAGAACCTGTTGTGCAAGAGTTCAAAGCAGATGCACCAACTGCAACTGCTCCGCCCTCGTTGAGACTTGTACCGGTATAAGCGGATAAAGCAGCTTGTCCAATTGCAACATTAGAATTTGTACCGCTGGTCATAGAACCCAATGCGCCCACGCCCATTGCTACATTATAGCTACTTGTGGTAATTGAATCTCCAGCGCCATAACCAACCGCTACATTTTGAGTTCCCGTAGTTTGTGCATAAAGTGCTTGATACCCAATAGCAGTAGCAAGGTCACCAGTGGTGTTGGAATAAGCAGCCTGATACCCCACAGCTACGTTGTTGCTAGCGGTGGTGCTGGTTGCAAGGGCTTGATGCCCCACAGCAGTGCTGTTGCCGCCGGTGGTGTTGGAACCTAATGAGCCATTACCAAAGGCTATGTTATTTGCGCCGGTCGTATTGTAATAAAGAGCAGGCAATCCAGCGGCTGATGCGCCAAATGCACAATTTGAAGTGCCGGTTGTGTTTGTAAATAGAGCGGATGAGCCAAATGCGTTGTTTAGAGTGCCAGTTGTATTGTTGATTAGTGAGGACTCACCTACAGCAGTGTTATCAGTGGCGGTGGTATTTTTATTCAAAGAACCAGAACCAATTGCCGTGTTACGGACACCGGTATTTACTACTAAGGCTCCCGAACCAAATGCCGAATTACCAAAAGCCGTTGTTACTGCTTTTAATGCTCTAAAGCCAACAGCAGTGTTGTCGTAGCCGGTAGTGTGTGCAGTCAGCGCCTCATAGCCCACGGCTACGCTTTGAGACCCAGTGGTGTTGGCGTAAAGGGCGGTGTAACCAACAGCTACCATGTTGCCCGATGTGTTGGAATATAAAGCGTAGGCTCCTAATGCGGCGTTATTTGACCCGGTGCTGTTGGTATAAGCCGCCCTATCACCAAGCGCCACGTTGTTAGTGCCAGTGGTATTGGAATAACTGCTTTGGTAGCCTATGGAAATATTATTACTACCGGTGGTATTAGTGTATAAAGCAGGTGCGCCAATAGCAATATTTTCTGTGCCAGTTGTGGCGCTAAATAACGCACTTGTTCCAATTGCTACGCTGTTATTGCCAGTAGTATTTGTTTGAAGTGCGGAAGCTCCTACCACTGTATTATTTACGCCTGTAGTGTTGCTGTCCAGTGCTTGATACCCAACAGCAACAAGCCCGGAGCCCGTTGTATTTGCATAAGCAGCCTGATACCCCACGGCGGTGTTGTTGCTGGCGGTGGTGTTGGAGAAAAGGGCCATCATGCCCAAAGCGGTGTTGTTTGCTCCGGTGGTATTAACCCGCAAATTTTGGCTACCTACGCCCGTATTGTTTGAGGCGGTGGTATTTTCGCGTAGCGTTCTGTCTCCAATAGCCGTGTTGTCCGCTCCAGTGGTGTTATTAACCAGCGCGGTTGTTCCTACAGCGGTAGCGCCTGACACAGTTGTTGATTGGGCAGCGCCTTGGCCTACAGCCGTAATATTGGTTCCCGTTACAGTTGCGGCTGCCGCGTTATACCCTACAGCCACGTTGTTGGAGGCGGTGGTGTTGGCGGCTAACGCCTGATGGCCCAACGCCGTATTGTTTCCACCTGTAGTATTAACCTGAAGCGCAGCGTATCCAAACGCATTATTGTTACCACCAGTTGTGTTGGTGGTTAACGCTTGTGCGCCAACTGCGGTATTAGCGCCGCCAGATGTGTTGGATTTAAGTGCTTGAGAGCCTATGGCGGTAAGGTCAGAGGCATTATTTGTGTACCCAGCTTCATAGCCAAGTGCGGTGTTGTTGTTTCCCGTGCTGTTGTTATAGAGTGCTTGTTTACCTAAAGCTGCCAAATTAGTGCCTGTCGTGTTCGTGTACAACGACTGATACCCTACAGCGGTGTTGTTACTGGCGGTGGTGTTGGAGTTCAAGGCTTGGTAGCCAATCCCCGTGTTATTTGCGCCAGTAGTATTTAGATTGACAGAGTAAGCGCCAACGGCAGTGTTGAATGCCCCAGTTGTAGTTGTGTATAACGATTGAGAGCCAACTGCGGTGTTGCTACTAGGCGTTGTAGCAAAAGTAAGCGCGTAGTCTCCAAGGGCAGTATTAAAATTGCCTGTAGTCAATCGCGTTGCTGAAGCTGACCCTACGGCGGTATTTTGACCGCCAGTAACAGCTTGTAACGCACCATTGCCAATTGCAGTTATTTGTCCACCAGTGATATTTAATTTAAGCGCAAAATACCCCATTGCCGTATTACCACTCCCAGTGGTATTACTATACCCAGCCTGATACCCAACGGCGGTGTTGCTGCCGGTGGTGTTGGAAGCAAGTGCTTGAAAACCAATAGCTGTAATGTTATCGCCAGTTGAATTTGATTGAAGCGCACCGTTTCCCAATACTGTGTTGTTTAAAGCACCACCGCCTCGGCCTACGGTGAGTCCGTAGACAGTCAGGTCAGTACCTGAGTACAGCAAGTTAGCGGAGCTTGTGTTAAGGCCGCCGGTAGTTGTGTACACCACACGGCCCGTGGTCAGGCCAGAGTTGGTGATGGAGGTAAAGGAACCAGCCGCTGGTGTTGTAGCGCCAACAGTGCCGTTGATGTTGATAGATGCAGTGCCGGTCAGGTTAGTCACCACGCCGCTAGAGGGTGTGCCAAGTGCCGGGGTCACCAGCGTGGGGCTGGTTGCAAACACCAAAGAGCCAGAGCCTGTTTCGTCCGTGACGGCAGATGCAAGATTGGCTGAGCTTGGCGTGGCAAGGAAGGTGGCTATGCCTGTCCCAAGACCGGATACGCCGGTACTGATGGGTAGACCAGTTGCGTTGGTCAAAGTCGCGCTAGAGGGTGTGCCAAGGGCCGGGGTCACCAGCGTGGGGCTGGTCGCAAGGACGTTGTTGCCCGTACCTGTGTTGGTCACACTCACTACGTTCTTGCTTGCGTCCAGTGCCAAGGCTGTGGAAGCTGTTAGGCCGGATAGGGTAGTTGTGCCGGTGACGGTCAGGTTAGAAAATGTGCCGGAGCCGGAAGTGTTAGACACCTTGATGAAGTCCGTGCCGTTCCAAGCGCAGACTGCCGCCTCGCCCTTGATGATGGTTACCCCGGTGGTAGGGCCAACGCCGCGCAGCACGATGCTCTGGGTGCTGGAGCTTTTGTTGATGACGATGTAGGTCTTGGACTGGGCCGGGGCCGTGATGTTGCGGGTTGTTGTACCGCCCGCTGTCCACAAGATGATGGCTTCACGGGACTCATTGGCAGCGCCGGTCGTCGTGGTGAGCGTGATGTCTGCGTCTGCGCTGATTGTGGTCGTGCCCGAAATGGCAGAGTCCAGCAACGAGGTGATGGAGTTGTTGACCGTATCGCCCCACGTACCCGACAGTTCTCCCGTGACTGGAAGCGCCAGACCAAGTAGGGATGTGTATGCTGTAGTCATGTGTTACCTCAAGTTACTATTTCCGTCCAAGCAGCAGTCTGGGTAGTGCTTATTGTGCCCCAAGTTGCCGTTTGCGAATCGTTTATATTTTGCCAGTTTGCTACCTGCATGTCATCGATCAGCTTCCAGTAGACAGCAATAACAACACCGATGTCCCCTTGCGCGTAATTGCCCGTCAAAGCAAAACTTCTTGGCCCTAAATCAACTGTACCAGCCGCGCCGCTGGCTGCATTGCCAGATAGCGCAATAACCGTTTCAGACCCAACCGTACCAACCGCGCCAATTGCCGTGTTTGGCAGCAACGGGACAATGACCTGACCCAACGCTCCTGTAGCCTCAACGCCGGTCAAAGCCGCCGCGCTGGTCACCGCAACCGTTCCGACCGCCCCGCTGGCAGCATTGCCGCTCAAAGCAAACGAGGTATCCCCTGTCAGGGTTCCCACCGCGCCCGCAGCCTCTACGCCGCTCAAAGCCGCTGTTCCAGTAACCCCCAGCATTCCTACGCTACCTGTAGCCTCATCGCCCGTCAGGGCAATGTCCTTGCTGTGGACAACCGTACCAACCTCACCCGAAGCCGCCACGCCGCTCAATGCAACTGTGGTGACCGGGCCAACCGTACCTACAAAACCTTCTGCCGTGTCGCTCGTCTCATCTGAGGTCTGGCTTGGAGCAACCGTACCAACCGCTCCTGCTGCAAATACTCCGGTCAGGGCAATCGTGATACTCGGAGTCGCCGTTCCCACGGCCCCCGAAGCGGAAACCCCCGTTGCTTCAAGAGTACCGCCCCAACCGTTAGCGCCCCAAGTACTGTCGCCCCAGCCGAGAGACACAGCCTATCCTTATGTTGTAGCCAACCGCAGCAAAGCAGTAGTTGTGGTGTTGGAGGGCATGGTCAGTGTGAACGTGCCCGCCGTAATGGTCTGGCTACCAAACGTGTAAACAGCCACAGCTTTGTTGCTCTGCGTGGAGTTGTATATCAGCACCGCGTCAAACGCTGTGGTCAAAGTGACCGATGTGTACGTGATTGATGCTGAAGGCGTAAAAAACGCCACGCCCGCAGTTGCTGAACTGTTGGTTGCCGTAGGGGCCGTTGCTGCCGTTACCGTTACACCGCCCGCCGTGTATCCTGCGCCGGAGACTTCTCCAGTAACTGAATATGCAGTGGTTGCCGCGTTGTAAGTGGCTGAAGCCAAGTACAAGGCCGCTTTGAATGTATCGGTTGCGGATGTTCCCCTTGTCGGGGCCGTGCCGAAATTATGGGTCGCAGTCATTAACTCGCCCATGAACGAAGTACACATTGATTGAGTATTTGCCACGATAGTTCCTTAAAGAGAGGCCGTTTCACCGCCAGCAAAGCTGGGTATTTGCTTCAGCGTTACATCTACAGACCGGTGCACCAATTCACCATCCAGCCAGTACTCAGTCCACGTAGTGAACTCATTGTCGTTGTCAACCGTGCCGGAACGATGCTCCAGCAGGGAGGTATCCATCTCACCTTTGGTCGTAGTAACAATCAATTTGAACTCCTAATAAGTGCGGTTGTGGAGGTGTTGGCAGGCATGGTGATTGTAAAGGTCGTGGTCGATGTTTTATCCGCCCCAAAGTCAATCACTGCAATGGATTTATTGCCTTGCGTCACGTTGTAAATCAACGCGCCTCGGGCCGTCAAAGCTGCCGTCCAAGATGTGTTCGCAAAATTTACATAGGCCGTGTAGTCGGCAGAATTGATAGTCACCCCAGTCAGCGTGTTACCCCCGGCTGTATAGCCAGACGCTACAACTTCGTTGGTTGCTGAATAGACCGTGGTGCCCTCATTCAAGTCTGCAAGGCTGTTGTAAAGCGCAATCTTGAGAGTGTTCGTGGACAGGTCATGAACGCCCTGATACAACTCCTTCTTGAAGCTGGTGGTCTGCGTTTGGAAAATGCTCATGTCACCGCTTGCCTATATTGACCGCTACGGTAAGTATCTTGACGCAGCTTGCCATCACCCAATTGTTTGAGCAGGCCAATGGACTGTATATACAGTTTGTCGTAGACAGAAATCAAGTCAGGCTCACCCTTCATGAAGCGGATAGCCTCGATCAATGCGCCGTTCAAAAGAGCCGAATCAAACTCCGTTCCAAGCCATGTAGTACCCGCCGTAACAATAGACTCGGGGTAGTACCCATAGTGAAGTTCTGCGCCGTAAACTTGGTCAGGTGTAGGGCCAACAATGAACGCAGAGTTGTCAAAAATGGCGTAGTACTTGGGTAGTGTGCGCGTTGCCGTTACATCTCTAGGGTAGGCTTCCCGGATGAAGTTGACATCCTTGTCGATCAAGTAGTGGTATTCGCTGTTGGTATCAATGACCGCCAAGGAGTACACATACAAGAAGTCAGTCGGAATCTGGAGGTACTTATTGCCCGTAGTCAATGTGCCCGTTACATTCCTACGAATGGCGGGAATCTGCACCGTGTTGTATATCTTCTGTTCAGCCTGTTCGGTGAACATAGCCAACGTAGTCGCGGAGAACTCGTTCTCGCAAATGTCTTGAATGTTGGCGCACAACTCGGTGTAGTTCATGAGTTACCTCTTAGCCCATAGGGCCACGTGCCATCGTGCCTTTAGTAGCGCAGCCCGCGCCACGCATTTTGATGCCAGTTGTCTTGACGGGCCCATTACCAGCAGACTTGCTAATAGAGCCAACAGACATGTTTACGGTATCGGCTTTGCTGCCATTGGGCTCTTTGCCGGGGCTCGAAGAAGCCTTCACAGCCTTACCGTCCATTGTGTGTGGTGGGGCGTAGACGCTGGCAGGGCCAACTTCCTTACCGCCTTTTTTCATACTGTATGCCATTACTTGCCCCCTTGGTTTGCTGCACGCGACAGGCCACGACCAAGGCGCATACGGTCATCCGTAGTAGGCCCACCTTTAGCTAATTTAGTCATAGGCTTGCCGGGATGTAGCTTTTTCTCGTGCTTGTGCACGGCCCCAGCCATCATCTTTTTGTCCTGTTTTAAATCTGCTTTGTTCATCATAAACTCCTATGAAACCGTTACTGTGACTGTGCCAACACTTGTGGTTCCGACCAAGTAGTTGGGTGTTAAAACCGCATCAAAACCGCTGGCTCCACCAATTGGATTCCAGCCCCACTGGATGTTCCGACTACCCTCACCAATTGACCCTGTTGAGGTTGCCCCAGACTGGTAGTAGGTGTTGTCCTTACGTGGATTGCGCAGGGCTTGCGGGTCATCCACCGGGTACATACCTAGTTGCAGTTGAGGTTGGTCAGGTTCCCAACACTGCTTACATACCAAGATGTTAACCTGCTTTGTCTTAACAACGAGCGTGCGTAGTTGGCGTAGGCGAAATTGAAACCCACAACGGTCGCATATTGCAATCGCTTTTTTGCCAGACGCAAACCGATTACCCATCAGCCACCCCCAATGTAGGAGCGACGCGGCACAAACCGGATTGCTGCTTTTTCCCTATCTTCCCCTGCCGCCAAGTCAAATTGCTCGTCATACGCGGCTTTGAGCATGGGGATGCGGTTCTCTAACTCAGGCACTTTCATGGCAATGTGATACGCCAACCCTGCGGTCAGGGCGGGTAAAAATCGGAAGTTTGCGTCTGGGGTCTCAATACCGGCTCCAGCATCTTGGACACGGCGCATGCGCCAGTAGCGGAACACGTAGTAAGGATTTTGTGAGGTGCCCTGATCGGGCGTTGGCCACACGGTAATCTTAGGGTTATCCCTTAGTCGCTGAATCCAGACTTGGATTGGACGTGCTTGTTGTAGCTTGTTAGGGATTGTGGCGTAGGTAGAGACACTAATACGTGTAATCGAAAGATCAGCTTGGGTGGACACATTCCCCGAACCCGTGCGAATCACATGCTCCAGCAGGTCAATGGTGTCGGCTGGAAGGTCGTACGTGTTGGTTCCTTGGACGAGGTTGATGTACCCCTCGTCGATTGTCCACATGTTGATGCCACGGTTTTGCCACTCGATGGTCATCAGGTTCATCGAACGTCGGGCGGTACGTAAATCGTAGCCCGTGCGCATCTCCCGGCCAGCACGCTCCCATGCTTCTTCAGCAACCTCGGTAAATTCAAGGTTGAAAGCGTAGGTGCCGGAAGTGGTCATTATCTAAATCCTGCTGTTTTCTTTGCGATGTTTTTGGGCTGCGCTACAAACTGTTTACCTGCTGCTTTACCGGCGCGTTTTGCCTTGGTAGTCGCAGCGTACTCAGACGGAGACAAGGACTTTATAGCAGCTTCAGGGAGGTAACGCTCACCTGTTTTTGACGACGGCTTTCCCGACTTGGTGCGCCATTTCTGGTCACCCCAGTTTTTCAGGGATTGCTGCGGCGCTTTCAATCTCGGTAACCCCCGCCTGCGGCCTTGTACTTCTTGGCTACAAGCTGCGCTTTTCTCGCGCTCCATTGCCCTGCGCCTGTCCCGTGTGTGGCCGCTGCCTTTACTTGAGACACGATGCGCTTGCGCAAGCTCGGCTTGGTGTAGTTGCCCGCAGCATTTACCTTACCGCCTTCCGCGTACTGCGTGAAGTCGGTGTCATCCCGACGCGCTTTTTTCTTTGCGCCGGGCATCTTGGATGGGTTAATGTCACCCATGCCGCGACTGGACATCATACCATCCGACCTTTGGTTTTGCCTTTTTGGGCGCAGCCATCCGCACGTTTGGAAGCGGAGCCTACGGAACCGCCTTTGGCCATACGAGATTCCCGACGATCTTGTGCTTCCATCTCTCTATCCGCAGAATTCAAGGCATTACGAGCACCGCGATACTTATCCGCTGCGGACATAATGTCGTCAACAGGTTTTTTAAATGTGCCTTTAGGCATTGCCACCGCCGCTCCTGGGCCCATTGCAGACGCTACAGCCATCGGCGAAATTAATTTCTTAGCGCCTTTTAAGCCTTGGTCTAGGGCTCCTTTTTTCTCACCCTCCATCTCCTCAGTAAAACCATCGTCCCGAACACTTCCGCGTGGGTCAGGCGGCTCCATTTTTGGTCTAGGCGGCATCCCCCTTTTCGGTTCTGGTGGTCTGAGATACGGCCCAATTCTGGAAGCATTTTTGTACGCCTCGTTAGTTTTTTTACGCATTTTCTCGTCCACTACTTCATCGTAGTTAGAGGGTTTTTTTCCACCATCAGCCATAATTTTCTCCTTAGCAGGCCATGCCGCCCTTGTTGAGCATTTTGCCTTTGGTCTTGCCTTTTTTGGCAATACCATCAGCGCGAGCAGAAGCGGAGCCGCCTTTGGCGTAGGCCATGCCACCGCCCATCATCTTCTTAACGGTACCACCATGCTTCATTTTGCCTACGCCATCTGCGGCAAACGCTGGAACTTTTTTTCCATCTTTCATGGTCATAGCCATACCGCCAGAAGCCATTTTTTTCATGCCGCCCATTTCAGCCTTCTCATGCTTGACCATAGAAGCGGGTGCGCCCTTTTTCTTCATGAAGGAAATTTCCTTGCTGACCATTGCTTTAGACTCTTTCATATCACCACCTTGTTTAAAAGTTTTGCCTTTGTCGGCGTTACTGAAATCCTTGCCCACGGACTGCGGGACTCCTACTTTCTTGGCGAACGATGGGTTGTGGGCCACCGCTTCCATGAATCTATGTTGTTTCTTGCTCGTGCTTGGCATCGTCGTCTTTTTTACGGTTCATGAGTTTCTTCACGGTCTCTGTTTCGTAGATGCGGATTGCCACCCAGACAATACTAAGAACCGCAGATACGGCAGGTAAGAATTCCACAAGTGTTCCTATCACGGTAAGGATAGAAGCACCGTCAATTACGTGCTTCAGC